GGCGCGATGCCAAGGGCGCCATCTACGAGCCCAACAGCATGGTGCGGGTGGAGGATGATTTCCTCGGGCTGCACGAGAGCCTGCTGGTGAGTGGCGTGAAACTCGCGCTCGATGACGGCGGCAAGGTGACGGACCTGAAATGCACCCGGCTTTCCGCCTTCGTGCCCGAAACGCTGCCCTACGAAGACCCCTACGATAACAGCGGAGCCACCAAATGATCCGCTTGATCAACAAGGTGGTTGCGCCGCTGGGGCGGGCCGTGCGCGGCATGGTGCTGCGCGGGGTGATCACACTCGTGAACGATGCGGCAGCTCTGGAGCGGGTGCAGGTGCAGCTACGCGCGATGCCGCAGGCTAGCGGCGGCCCGGCGGGTGCGGAGCTGGCCGACGATCTGGAGCGGTTTCAGCAATATGGCTTTACCGCCTCGCCGCTGGAAGGTGCCGAGGCGCTGGTGCTGGCCGTGAATGGTGTGAAGGCACATGGCGTGGTGATCGCCGTGGATGACCGCCGCTATCGCCTCACCGGGCTGCCAGGCGGCGATGTCGCGATGTACGATTTTCGCGGTCAGCTGGTGCGCATGTCCGCCACCGGCATCACCATCTACACGCCGCAAACCATCACGCTCGATGCTCCCAACGTGGCGTGCACCGGCAATCTTCAGGTGGCCGGCGACGTGCAGCTGGGCGGCGAAGGCGGCGCGGCGGTGGCGCGCGTGGGAGACACGGTTTCGGGCGGCGTGATTACCTCCGGCAGCAGCAAGGTGACAGCGGCATGACGGATCTGGTGCTTGGCCTGAACCCCGCCTTTCAGGGCTTCGATCTGGTGCTGACCGATACCGATCTTGCCACCGATGATGGCTGGACCGGCGCGGTGATCCTTTCGGCCTTCGTCGATCGGCGCGCCCATGCCGATGACAATTTGCCGGCCGGTGCCGATCCGCGCGGATGGTGGGGCGACCGGGTGCAGCCGCTCGCCCGCCCGCAAGCCGGCAATGGCGCCAACCCCGACCGCATCGGCAGCCGCCTGTGGCTGTTCGAGCGTGAGGTCCAGTCCGCCGCCAATCTGGTGAAGGCCAAGAAGATCCTCGCCGAGGCCTTCGCCTGGATGACCGAGGACGGCTACGCCACCGCACTCGCGATCAGCGTCTGGTATCCGCGCCTTGGCGTGCTGGGCTTCAGCATCACCGCGACCTGGCCGGATGGCACCACCAGCACCCACACCGACGAACTGAGCTGGGGGGGCGTCGCATGACCTATTACACGCCCGATATCGACACGATCTCGCTGCAGACGAATGCCGCGATCGTGAGCGCCATGCGGCGCGACCCCACGCTGCCCCGCTCGATGCTGGGTGTGCTGGCCAAGGCGCTGAGCGGCGGGGTCGATGGCCTGTATGGTGATATCGACACTGTCGCCAAGGACATCATCTACGACACCGCCAGCAAGAACGCGCTGATCCGCTGGGCCGGCATCTGGGGTCTCACCCTGAAGGTGCCGACGCCGGCAACGGGTGTCGTCGCGTTTACCGGCGGCATCGGCACGATCTTTGCCGGTGCGGTGATGACCCGTGCCGATGGCGTGCAATATGCGCTGGATGCCGATGTGACGCTGGTGGGCGGCGAGGCCGAGGGCACGGTCACCTGCCTTTCCGCCGGGGCCATGACCAATTTTGGCGACGGCGCGACGCTGACGCTGATGTCGCCGGTCAGCGGCGTGTCGTCCACAGTGACCAGCTATGGCCTGTCGGCCGGCGCCGACATGGAAACGGCGCCCGAGCTGCTCGCCCGGCTGCTGATCCGCATCCGCCAGACGCCGCAGGGCGGATCGCTGTCCGATTACGAGGAGTGGGCGCTTTCCGTGCCCGGCGTCACCCGCGCCTGGGCGGTGAAGGGCTGGAATGGCGCCGGCACTGTCGGCGTGCTGTTCATGTGCGACGATCGCGTCAATCCGATCCCGCAGAGCGCCGATGTCGCGGCGGTGCAGGCGGTGCTCGATCTGATGGCCCCGGCGCCGGGCGCGGCCTATGCCATCGCGCCAACCCCGGTTCCGCTCAACTACTCGCTCCATCTGGAGCCCGACGGTGCGGCAATCCGGAACGCGGTGCAGACCGATCAGGCAGATCTGATCGCCAGCACCTGTGTGCCGGGCGGCACGCTGCCGCTCACCCAGATCAGCGCGACCATCTCGGCCGCCGCCGGCGTCGTCGATTTCGTCCTGTCCGAGCCGGTGGCGAACGTCACCGTGGCGGCGGGCAGCATCACCACCATGGGGGTGATCACATGGGTGTGAAAACCGCCACCGACTATCTGAAGGTGCTGCAGCAGCATCTGCCGCCCGGCTCCGCGCTCACCCGCGATCCCTCGGCCAATCTGACCCTGCTGCTGGGCGCCTTTGCCCAGGTGCTGGCTGATGTGGATGCCTCCGCCGCCGGCCTTTATGACGAGGCCGACCCGCGCACCACGAGCCAGTTGCTGCCTGATTGGGAGCGCGTGTGTGATCTGCCCGATCCGGCCGTGGGCGGCGCGCAGCAATCGCTGGTGGAACGGCGGCTGTGGCTGCTGATGCGGCTCACCGCGATCGGGGGCCAGTCGGCTGCCTATTTCATCGCGCTGGCGGCCCAGCTGGGCGCCATGATCACCATCACCAAATACCAGCCCTGGGGCTGCGGCTACGGCATGACCGGCCGCGACCAGCTGAGCGGCGATGGATCGCTGTGGTTCCTGTGGCAGGTCAATATGCCCAACCCCATCGTCTATGCCTTTCAGGTCGGCGCGTCACAGTGCGGTGATCCGCTCGGCTACGTGCGCACCGGCGTGATCGAGGCGCTGTTCGAGCGCTACCAGCCCGCGTGGGGCACCCTCATTTTCAACTACGGGAGCAGCTGACATGCAGCGGGTTTCAGGCGCCAATTTCCTCGTCAATGGCGCGGGTGCGGGCAAGAATACCTATCAGGATTACAACCCCGCCACGGGGCAGGCCGGCACGACGCCCAATGCCGCCGCGCTGACCGCGATGCAGGAGGAGATCACCTCGCTGATCGAGTGGCAGGGGCTGGTGCTCAACCCGGCCGACAACACCCAGCTGCGCCAGGCGATCATCGCCTATGTGGCATCGCGGACCAGCACTTATGAGACGGTTGCGGCGGCTACATCCTCTCTGGCGGCGGCCGTGGCCGGCCTCGACAATCCGGCCGAGGTGTCGGCCGCGATCGCGGCGGCACTGGCGACCTATGCGCCACTTGCTTCGCCGGCCCTCACCGGCACGCCCACCGCGCCGACAGCGGCACCCGGCACGAATACCACCCAGATTGCCACAATGGCCGCTCTACACGCCGCGCTGTTGGTGGGGCAGGTCAACTCTTACGCCTCTAATGCCAATGGCATGGCGATCGGGATCATGATCGGCGGAACGCAGTATTACCTGCAGTTCGCGGTGGGTTCGGCCGTCAACGTCAACGGGACGCAGACGGTGAATTTTCCGGTTCCCTTCGCCAATGCTGGCGCGTTTTGCTTCCCCACCCTGAACACGTCCGGCAGTTTCTACAGCAATGGCACGCCCAGCATCCAGACATCGGGAGCGGCGACCACGGGGGGGATCGCCGTCTTCATCCAGTCTGGCGGCGGCCTTGATGGCTCGACCACACCCTATGTCATCGCCTTCGGATCGTAATTACTCGGGAGATTGATCATGAGCGAAGATCCTGTCGCCCGCCTGCTTGCCGAAGAGGCCGCAGCCGTCACCTCGGCTGCCGTGGCTTTGGCGACGCCTGAAGCCAAGACGGCCAATTATACCGCCCAGAGTGGCCAGGTGATCCTGGCCGACACTAGCGCCGGCAGCTGGACGCTGACGCTGCCCGCGACCGGCGGCCGTGTGGTGGTGCGCGATAGCGCCGGGGCATGGAGCACACACCTGCTCACGATCAACGGCAATGGCGCGAATATCGCGGGCTCACCCACCTTTCTGGCCGATGCCAGCGGCTTCGAGATCGTCTTCAACCTGATCGGCGGCGCCTGGCGCTACGCCCTCACATATCTTTACGGAGGCTGACTTGACCGGAACATCCCTATCCCAGTCGCTGCCGGCGTCGGCCGCCAATCAAGCTGCCGTCCAGTCTGCTCCCGGTACGAGCGCAGCTGCCGCTGTAAACATGCAGGGTATCCCTGGCGGCAACCCGGTGGCTATGCAGCCCGCCTATAGTGTCCCGGTATCCTACACACCGGGAACGACCTCGGGCGCCACTTTCGATGCCCGAGCCTATGGTAGCGTGACGTTCCATTGCACGGTGGCGGGATCGGCAGCCCAGGCCCTCCAGTTCAGTGCCGATGGCAGCACCTGGCCATCGGGCTCGAACATCACCGGCTATGATCTGCACGGTAAT